CTTTTGTTCTCATACCTAGCGAACCGTCCCTTACTATTGACTACGGCATCACCCAAACCATACGGCGGGTCAACTATGGCTAACTCGAAATATTTATCAGGAAATTGTTTCATACCCTCCATGCAATCCATGTTGTATAGCCTATTCATTTCAAGCACCGTACCACCCCATCCACTATCTCAAATATCGGTATGCCGTGTTTCTGCGCATATTCCCGCTCTAACCTGCAACCTCTCGACTGTTGCCATCCCTCGCACAGCCATAATTCATCGGCTTTGCTTAGTAGGGTTAGACAATGCTCCATGCCTTTTTGATACGGCACATCGTGGTAATAGAACCCTGTTGCGTGGAGCGGACTGTAAAATACATAGTCGGGATATTTCGGTAACAGCTTTTTGATAATGCGCTCTACCTTGCGGATATTACGCCGCTTCCCCTCAAACGGATGCGCTATGTATGCTATTCTCATTTTAGTTCTCTCCCATCAAAAATTTTTACTATCTTTTTGCATATCTCACAGCCGGATTTTTCTGCGTCGGTAAGTATATGGCTGATTTTATTTTGTTTTTGCGACGCTTCAAAAAAGCATTTGTAATAAAGCAAAGCAAGTTCACATTGTGATATGACTTTTCTTTTTTCGATTTTAGCTTGCTCTTTCGATACAGTGCCATTTCTAAATTGCTCATAAAGCAACCGCGTTGATAAAAACAACCATTGCTCAGGTGCGTTTAAACCCTCCGGCATTTCTTCCGTGTTAGCCGCTTTGCGTTCGATTTCTTTGAAATCCATAGTTACCGCCTTTCATATTTCCTCAAAATCGGAATAATCAACGGTGCCTGTTTTCGTCCAGCCATACATTTTCGGGCCATCTACAAAACTGTCTTTGCTGGTAATGCGCTTGGATTTATTGCTGTAATAAAGTTCAATTGGTTCGTTTTTCCGCGTGAGTTTTCCGGTCAATCGGTTTTTCATAATCGAGAGCAAGCTGTCGCACTCTGGACCATCTTCCTGTTTTTTAGCGTTCCGCGAATAAGCCATAACCACATCAACACGGTTTGTAATATCACCGCTACCGGAAATATCATCATTGTCTATTGGTGCGTTGGTTTTGCGTGGGTGAGCGACCAAAATAATCGCAACATCATGTTTTACAGCCAATCTCTTAAGTTGTTTTACAAACTCAGACTGCGCGCGATAATAATCATCGTTTATGCCAACATCCATAGCGGTCATAAGATTATCAATGCAAACCAGTTTCACACCGTACCGGCAAACAACTTTTTCAACGGTTTGGATCAGCGTTTCCAACTCGTCGTCGTCAACCACGTTATTGTCGTATATGTAAGCCTTGCCACGATACCAGTTGTTGATCTTTTCGATAATCGGATTTGTGATGAGATATGTTTTGTCCCCAAACGCGTTTTCGTTTTCGGTAATGTTGTCTGGTCCTGCCGCTTGAAAATCAATCCAACGCTTAAAATGATAATCTGCAAGCTCGCCCGAATATGCAAATATCGGATGCCCCTGATCCAGCGCCTCGACAATAAGTTGTGACATAAAAGTTGATTTACCCTCGCCGCGCCTACCAGTTAGCAATATAACTTGTCCAAAAAACAATCCACCGATTATGCGATCTATTTCCGGTATGCCTGTAAAAATCCTTGGCAAATTATAAATATCAACCGATTCAACATCTGCCAATTCCTTAACATTGTTTACTGGCGGCACTTTTGCATTTGCCACAGCCGTAACGATTGCCTGTTTGCCATATTTGCAAAAAATATCATTTGCATCTTTCTCGCCTAAATAATCTTCTGTTTGCACAGCTTTGATTTTGTTCGGCAACCGTTTTTGTAATGTGTCTAACAAAGTGATCTTGCCTTTTTCGCAATCCCCAAAAACAATGATTTCATTAAACTGCGCGATCCAATCCCAGACATTATCAATCCATGTAAACCCATTACAGCCAATCGGTACGGACACAGCGTTTTTTATTCCGCACTCGGCTAATGTCAAACTGTCAATTTGCCCCTCGGTGATAATTAGCCTGTCAAACCCCTCGCATTGCTTCATACCAAACAAAATCGGTTTTGTATCTTTTTCCGTCCATTCTTTGGGGCCGTTGCCTTTCTTGTGTTTTGCGTTTCGATACTTCACAAATTGCAAAACATTGTTTTCGTCATAAAACGGGAAAACCAAAATGTCAGGATTGCTTGTTTGTGTGGTTATGTTATACCGCTCGGTAACTTCTCGGCTTATCCCACGCTTAGCCATAAACTCAACCGCGCCACCTCTAACTGGTAAAGGTCTTTGCGGTAACCGCCTGTATGTTTTTGGCTTTGCGTCTTTAAACTCAAGCTGATACCCAAAATCTCTAGCCATCTCAACGAAGTGACCTGTTTTACTGCACCCGGAACGAAAACACTTAAATGCACCAGTTTCAAGGTTGACCGAAAATGTGTCTTTGTCTTTTGACGATCCACCGCCGCAGTATGGACAAAGTTTAAAAAATAACTCCACGCCTTTTTCCCGAACATCAGCCAACAGCGAATGAGCCAATCCGTAAACATCTGCTTTGTTCATCTCATAGCTCATCTACTCTCGCATCCTTTCCCAGATTGGTCTTTCGTCCGCCGAAGGCAAACCCCCGCCCGCGGCGGTATTTTCTTTATCATTCTTTATATAATTCTTTATTAATTCTTTGTTTGTTTCCGTCTGTGTTCCGCCTGTGTTCCGTCTGTGTTCCGTCTGTGTCTTTTTAGTGTTTCGCTTATCTTGATAATCTTTATAATTTTCAATGGTTAAGACTGTCTTTTTGGTGTCGCTGTTTCGCGTCAACATCTTATCCGTTTCAAGTACATTTAAGAAACGCGATACTTTGCCTACCGACCACCCCCAACGCTCGGATAATTTTCTCAAACTTGTTACGGTTTGCCCTCTTTTCACTGTTATAAAACCACCATCAAAAGGCACTTTTTTATTCTCGTGGTTGACGGTAAAAATAAGGTCAATCCAAGCTTGCCCTCGTGAAAACGGTTTTTCTTTCCACAGCCAGTGTTCCTGCAACGATCGATATAGCAATATCCATCCAACCGCCATTAAATCTCACCCCGTTCCAGCATCCCTTTTAATTCGTAATGCAGTATCTTTGCTATCAATTTTCCGGTTGTTTCTGCCCTGCAAAACACTGGGACAATGTTGTATCTGCCAGACCAAGCAAGGATTGAAGCAATAAGAGATTTTGGGTTAAATCTGCTTTTGTATGCCCCATTAAATGCTTTTTCCCAGTTAGCATTTTCGACCAACAAATAAACCTTTGCGCCGTCCTCTTTCGCCCTCAAAAATTCGCGCTCAAACCTCCCGCGACCGCTTGTAAAACACCCGCACAGCTCATCCAAATTCATTTTGCGCTCAATTGCTATTTTGTTGGCCGCGTTTGTAACAGATCCGTCTGGTTTGGCAAACTCGCAAGAGTAATCTCCATAGTCCAGTTTGCACCGCCTGAACGGGCGCTTAAGCCCATCCAGACGATTACGCAGTGCAGGAGTGTCTTGTTCTCTGGTGTCGACCAATACGACCATGCTATCCAGTATATTTTCAATTTCAAAGTGGCTATATTTTGGCATGGCTGCCACCGTCAAAATGGGAAGTCGTCCGCATCGGTTATTTCTTCAAAGTCTGAATTACTGTTGGTCGATTTGGTTGTGTTTTTGGCCGATTTCGCGCCGCCATTTAATGGTTTGTCTTTTGGCATTTTAAATTTATTGTTGCGAATATCATCGGCGGGGATCAACGAACAACATTCGGTAGTCCAACCGCTCCTGCCGTTAAATTCCCATTCTTTATTACGGAAAAGAGCACCAACAACAAGACCTTTTAGCTTGCTTTCATCCCAATCCCACTTAAAACCTTTATTGCTTTCTTCGAATGAATACATCACTCCGTTAAAAGTGTTTTTTGTCCATCCGTCGCGCTCGCTACCGTCGTCTTTGGGTATGCCAAGCCTGTATGTACCTTTCCATTTTTTATCTTCTTGTGTCTGATTATCCAGGTCGTTTTTGAAGAAACCTTTATAATCGCCCTCAATAACATCGAAGCATATTACAAGTACATCACCCCAATCATAATTTTGTTCTTTTACGTTCAACACTTTTACAACATAACCGCCCACCGGTATAGGTTCACGCGCTGTCATTCTTTTTGGTTCGTACCCGCTAAATTTTTTCATTGATAAATTCCTCCGATATTTTAATTATTTGTTTAAACCCCAATATTCGCGAATAGTGTTATCGACGATTTTAAGGTCATTGTCGATTTCACGTTCAAACATTTCCATAGGCGATTTGCACGTTGTATAACCATCGGACTGAGTTATAAATTTATGCGTGTTTCCGTCAACTGTGGCCAATAAAACAATCGAGAAAAGCCCCTCGACCGTTAACTGGTTGTCCAGCATCTTACCTACGGTTTTGGCCTTGATTTTCCCGCCGTCAGTTTCTTCCGTATGGTGCAAAAAATAGACAATTACATCATCCGGAGTTTGCTTTATGACAAAATCAATTAAGTTCCGGAAATTCAAAGCCATATCTGTAAATTTTCCATACCCTGTGTCTTTTGCTCGATTAAACATTTCAAAAGCCAGCAAGTATTGACTGTCGTCGATAATATACCGTTTTAGCTTGTGTTGAGATAACATCTTTTCAATGATTTCATATGTAGCATTATCAACTTTTGGGATCTTCTTTCGGAATGGTAATGGCTTACCTGCCACATTAAAAATCCCAACCTCGTCAGGTTCAAAATTGCGAATGCTGGTGGATTTTCCAGATCCACTGGCGCCTAAAATTAATACTGGTATTCCCATTGTTACACCTCCATGTAGTTAACGATTTCAGTCAGCTGCTTTGTACTTTTGCAATAATCGCATTTCCCACATCGTTGAGGCTCTGCCAATCCTTTTTTCACCTCAATAATTCTGCCTAAATTTATCCGGACAAAGTCTAAGCAATAATCCAATCTCGCTTGGTCTATTTCCATTGCGGCTAAATCAGGCTCTTTTTCCTTAGTGACGCCATCAATATAAAAAGGTAATTGCATTCCGATATTTTGGCGCACAATTTCTTGATATATTGCACCTTGGATGTCATACCCCCACGATTCAACAAACGACTCTTTTATGCGCTTTTCCGCATTCCAAATTTGACTAAAATCACGCATTACTTTTAAATCTACAATTGCTGATTCGGGGTGATAACTATCGATTTTAATTTTGAATGGAACATTATCAATTTTCCCAGTCATAATAACTTGCTTTTCACCGTTCATTAAACCGGTAAAAAGTTCGTCGCGTTCTACACGCTGTATGATTTCTTCCGCCTGCTTGTAATCGGAGCGCAATTCACCTTTTTGCGTAAATATTTCTGGATGTTGTGCTTTAAATATATCTAACGTTCCCTCAAAATGCGCGTCTACATATGAGCCGACAAGCAACGCGGTAGACATTGACTCACTATATTCCCCTCTCAGCTCCGCTAAAGCTTGTGCTTCGCAATCTATAAATGACTTAAACTGAGAAGCCGACATATATTCTTGGTTGGATTCTTTGGAATGGTAGTTTTCGGAAGTTAAAATCATAGTTCAATTACCTCCGACTTTTTTGATTTTTCCAACTCTTCTGCTTCGTATTTGTTTACAGCGTTTAAATCATCAAGCGTAACAACCTCAATCTCGTTTGAATCGTTAGCGCGAGTTGCTATAAACATGACGCCTTTTTCAATACATTTTCTATACAGGGTTGCCCTACTTCTAGTGTCAAGTCTGCCAACCTCGTCAATCAACAGTATGTTTAATTGCCCGGGGCGTGATACAGCGATATCAACACACAGGTCGAGAAGCTCACCTCCGGATAAATTACTAATAGGCAGCCCATTTATAAGCGGTATGCCATCCTCGACTGTCAGCCCTTTAATCGGTATCGTTGCGGTTTTAAGTATCTCGCCCGGTAACTCCCGCGCCAGTTCAATCTTTCGCGTCAGCTCATCCGAATCGGTCTGTAGCTGCGCAATTTCATCCTGCTTTGATTTCATCCGGCGGTATTCATTAAGATGTTTTATCATCGTTTCAGCCGTGGATATTTCCTCGGTCAGTGCGGTGACATCGGTCGGATCTTTGTCGGCCCATTCATTAGCGACCTGAGTATCGCTGTCTAATTTTGCAAGTTTGGTCTGATATTCCGCTTCAATAACCTTTTTCTTGTCGGATAACTTATCATCCAGCCCGGCAAGCTTGTCCTCGGCAGCCTTGATTTCTGCTTTTAACCGCGCAATCGTGCTGTTCAGACCGTCTCGCTCCGTAGCGATTGCTTTTTCTTCAGCTCCAATAGCCATTTCTCGCTCGGCTTGAATGCCTCGGAGTTTGTTGTCGTAACTTTCTTTGAACGCCTTAGCTCTGGCAATAATCGCGTTGTTATCCTTGATTTTTTCCAACTCTCGGTATTTATCACCCAGTTGATATGTCTGCCACTTTTCAGCTTGATACCCTTCAGGTATGTCTCTGGCGATTTCTTCAACCAGCGCTAAATTATTCCGTATATCGCGATTAAGATTCTGTCGTGATTGATAGTACACACCATTTTCTGCCTGTATTTCCGCTAATACCTCGAGGATGTGTTGCTGATAATCTACACCCTGCGGAATCTCCCCGAATTTCTCGCGAATCCAATTCAGATCCCACTCAAATTCAATCAGTGACAGAATAACCCGATTCTTTTCTTGCCGAGACATCTGTGTAAACTCGACCGGATTAAGCTGTAGCGGTGTAAATATGCCGCTCAAAAACTCCGCAGGTCTGGTCTGCAGCATATTTCCGTCGCGCACCTTGACTGCATCGGCTTTGGTTGTCCGCGCCTTACGGTTTATTGATAGTCCTGTATCGGTTTCGATAAGTATTTCGCCCTCGTCTGCGCCTTGACGGATTATGTAGTCACGGTCGGAGCGGTTGGTTAATGCGTAACGAATCGCATCGAGTACGGATGTTTTACCCGCACCCTTCGGGCCCGCCAGCTCAACCGATTTGCCACCGTCAATCTGGCGCTCGGCTATCCCAAATAGGTTCTTTATGATTATTTTGGATGTTTTCATTTGACAACTCACTTTCTCCCAATGTATAATGGGGCTGTATTATGTTTTTTGCGCCGTACCCTACTGCAATAGGGGCGGTGCTTTTCTTTTTTCTCGACCAATGCCGCAATTGCTATCGCCAGCGCAAACAGCAGAACCAATATGATTGCCAGTTCTATACGGTCGCACCATGTCATATGTATCACTCCTTAAAATATCTTTGTCCGTCCAGCTCAAACAGAAACTCCAAACTCTCAAACCACGCGATTGTGCCTGTGTATCTCGGCGCATAGTAGTACACCGCGCCCATTGAATTGTCCTCGCCGTTCAAGGCCTTTTTGACCGCCTCTTGCGTGTGCTTGTCCGGTTTTAGTGTGCCATACACCGCTGAAAACTGCCTCGGCGCATACACAACCTCGCGCACCGTATCGGGGAAGTCCGGACTGTCTAAGCGGTTCAAAATGACATTTGCAACGGCGATTTTACTTTGTTCTGAACAATGCCCGACTTCGTTCATTACGATATGTTCTATAAGGGATATTTCTTTCGCCGTGAACCGCTGCGTTGTGCTGGTGGTTGTCGTTGTCGTTGTGATGGTCGTTGTCGTTGTCGTCACCGTGGTATTGGTTATAGAGGTAGTCACGGCAATTGTTTCCGGTCTGTCGCTTGCCATCCTGAGTAAAATCAGGGCGGCGCTAATAATCACGACGACCAATAAATTTGCCGTTCTTATTCGGCATCACCCCTCCCGATGCGTTCAATCCAGACCGAGCCGCCGATGAGCAGAATTGCCGTTACGATTGCAAGGATTATGTTCATGGCTTGTCCCCTCCTTTCAGCTTGTCCATTTTGTAAAGTTGTGGTATTATTTGGTTGAGGTGATTTAATGATTTATTTTGATAAAAAGACCCTTGCTCTGGTTAGATATATCAAGCGCAACGGCAATAAAGGAGTAACTTGGAATAAGCTGGCTAAAAAGTTTAGTGATGATTTAGCAAACCCAATTTTACTCATTTCATTAAGCAAAGAGCTTTATATCATTACCAAAAATCAAAACGGCGAATGGATAAGTTTTGATAATTACAAGGATGTTATTTGCGGTGACTTTCGGTCGTTCTCAACCCCCAAAGCAAACGAGATGATTGAGCGAAAGTGCTTTGATTTCTGGAAGTGGATAATCCCAACGGTTATTTCAGTAGCCGCTTTAATAATCAGTGTGCTATCCGCAATTACCTAACCAAACACCACAGCACACCACAGCAAATTACCGAAACAACGGAAACGGCCATGCTTGATATAGCTATTCTTTTTATCCTGTCAATCCGCCTGCATTGTGCCTGCATCTGCTCAAAAACATATTCCGCGCTGTATACTTGGTCGCCGTTAACGTTGACTATGTATGATTTCACTCTCTACCCCTCCTTTCCTATTTGTAATGTCCCACGCTTGTATGCGACGAGATTACGCGATTTTGCTTGCGTAGTATTCCGATACCCAATCTTTGTAATATTGACCGTAATAAATTCCCGTTACAGCCGACCGTTTCACCTTCAAGGCTGCCGCTATTTTTCTTGTAGGTATTTTCTGGTCTAACAAACTAAGTATTTCAAAAACTTTTTTACGGGATAATGTGCGACAGTGGTAATTTGGCTTTCCTTTGTGATACTCTGAAAGACGCCGCTTTTGTTCTTCCGATATTGGCTTTCCTTTAAGGTGCAATCTGGCGTGTTCGCCCCTCGTCATAACACATAGGTTGTCCGGGTCATTATTAAGCTTGTCCCCATCAATGTGATGTACGACTTCGTTTGGCTTTAATTTGCGCCCCAACCTTTGCTCTGCAATAACGCGATGAAGGTCACGTTTTTCACCGTCGATTTTAACGGCCTTGTAATATTTGCCGCTAATCATAGCGATTTTTGCGCTCCTTTCTATTTACGCCGATTTCAACTTCTCGATATAAGCCTCTAAATCCTTTACATCAATGCGGTAGTCTTTTTCGGAAATCTTGACTACAGGCAAAGACCCGTCTTTGATTCTGCGGTAAATAGTTTTGGTGCTAACGCTCAACCTTTCCGCAGCCTGACGAATTGTGATAAGCATTAAACTTCCTCCTTTCTTGTCGATTTCCCATAAAATTTCAGAACTTTTCTGTTTATTGTTCTGAGTTTTACGGACAACTGTGGACAAAACAAAACTTTTATGATAATATTAAAACCGCAACGCACAATATTATACATAATCGCTCCATCAAAGTTCCACTTGTGATGGAATAGGTTTGTTTTTGTCCTCACGAGTATATTATAGCACTTTAAAGAACCAAGTCAAGTACGTAAATGAACTTTTCAATACTTTTGTGATAATCACCAATTGAGAGGGGTATATTTTGTGTTTTATGACAATTATCTGAAAATTTGCGAAGAACGAGGTGTCGCTCCTACAAGGGTTTTGGTAGACTTAGGCATAAGCAAAAGTGCGTATGGACATTGGAAAAACGGTGGAGAACCGTCTAACCCAAACAAGAAAGCCATAGCCGACTATTTCGGAATAACCGTTCGCCAACTCATGAGCGGTGAAATAGAAAATGCCCCCGCTCCAGCACCGAAGCGTATGACCGAGAGGAATTGAATCTATTTCTTGACTTTTGGGAGCACGACGCAGGATATACAATCGAATCCGTCACAGAGGTACAATAAAAAAATCCCCTGTCAGCAATCAGCCGGCAGGGGATACATTTATATTTATTCATCTTTCTTTAACTGCTTTACCACCTGATTGCCATACACCGCAGCACCTGTCACAAGCACGCCCTGTATAACCGCATCAACCGATACGCCAATGAGCGAAATCGCACCGCCGACGCCGAACACAAGCAAAGCAAGCGGTATAAACTTATCCGGCACAACCTCTATGTTTTTGATAATCTGCCCGATAATGACCAGTGCAGGGATAAGTATAAGCGCGTTTTCAATGATGTAATTCAAAAATTCCATTCTGTTTCCTCCTTAAATTTTAGGTTTGTTCATTCCGACCACGACTTCTAAATCTCCAATACGATTATTTGCGACTGCAATTTTTTCCTCGATAACAGGGATACGCTCGGCAAAATGATTATGCTTGTCCACTTTCTTTTCGAGTTGTTGCAAGCGGTAATTGGTCATTCGGGCATTTACGCAAATTCCGCTGAACGTACCAAGTGCAGAGCCTGTAAGCGTTATTAGTGCAACAAGTATTTCCGTTGGCATTGTGATTCCCCCTACACTTCTATTACTTTCGCGCTCTTGAACAGCCCCGCTACATCGTCAGCTTGTGCTAACGTATCAAACGTGCCAATCTGTACAGCGTACTTTTTCGGCTTGGGTGCGGGTTTAGGCGGAACATAGTACGGGTCAACAAATTTCAACCCGAATATCTCGCAGAATCCACGGGCGGTATATTCGGCCATTTTCCGCATATTCTGATGAAACCACTTGCAATCCTCTTTATTATCGTGGAATACAATTTCATCATAGATTGCAACCGCAGTCGTGCCTTTCACTTCGGCAAAGCTGGAACCATCTTTCACACTGCATGGATACGGATAAATTTTCTTACGGTGCTTAAGGATGATTTCTGCCCACTTTTTGCCGTTCCCACTCTTTAGCCATACATGAGGTCTACTGCCCGACACAGTGCCGTTAAATGCGTTTGTGTGGCAAGTATAATGGATGTCAGGTTTGTATGCGTTGGATTCTGCAATCGTCTTGGATAGGTTGTTGCCAGTGTTCTTTTTGCTTGCTCGCTTATACTGGATACCGCAAGCTTTAAGATACAGTTCCAATTCATCAAGATAAGCGTTGCAGTGCTTGTTCTCCCCACATTTTTTGTCATAACTGCATGGGTTGTCCACTCCATGAGCGGCGGGGGATAGGTAGATTTTTGCCATGATTATTATTCCCCTTTCAAAATATTGTTTACTTGCGGTTGATACGGTATCGGCACTTGCTCAATCGTCATGTTGCCTTTACTGACACTTTCCGCTAACGCCTGTGCAATAACTTCATTCATGCTTACACCTCCACTATTTCTAATGACGGAACGCCATTTGCTACGGATACTTTCCAACGGTAAAACTGTTCCGTTTCGCTATCCTTTACTGTGTATCGGCTGTCGTAATACTCTACCGTGATATTAGGCTCTGTGCCCTCTATGCCGTGAAAATAAGTAAAGAATACAATATCATCCGCTGTCAAATCAGGGTGAGTAAAGCTAAGTCCATCAACCGCAATTACCGCCTTGCTAATATCAACTTCCGTTTCAAGTCCTGTGACAAAATCAATTTTAGAAATAGATTCAATTGATTCAATCGGAAATGATGTATTGGTGATTGCTATTCCTGTGCTTGTGTAAACGCCCGCCACGGGCAGAACCGGCTCCCAATATAGCGTACCTTTCGGGTATCCGACAAGCGTTCCAGTCACATCAATGGGCGTAACAATCGGGCTTGCTAATTGATAAGTTAGCTCTACTGCTAAAGCGGTGAGCGTATCGCCTTTTACGCCTGTCTGTGTTGCACCGTCTGCATAATAAGCAATAAATTCCCCGCCTGTTGCCATGTCTGCATAATTGATTACAGTACCGCTTGCAACATTGGTTTTAACACCATTGCGTTTTATCCACTCCCACTGCCCCGTCTGCTGATTAAAGCTAACTTCATCGTTAGCTGTACCCACTGACTGCAATATTCCGCAATCGGGATAGTATTGGTCTGCTGTGGTGTAGGGTTCATAGGAGGTTGCGGTTGTGCCAGGTTCAAGTTGAAGATAGAATGATTCGTTATAGGTTACGCCAGCTGTACAAGCAATTTCAACCTGCAACTCGTTGTGTATGCCGTTCATTGTAAAAGGTGTAGCATAGACTGATTCAGAATAGGGAACCGCAGGCGTAACTGTACGATCAATAATTCGTATATATGCAGTGTCTGTTCCGCTTATGGTAGTTTTTGATAATCTATATGTGCCTTTAAGAGTATTCGCCGGAATCGTAAAAATGCTCTTGAAAGGGTAGCCTGTCGAAGTACCTGTAAGTGTATATTTGCCATCGCTATATGTCATTGTTACGCCTGTACTTGTATAAGGTAATGAATTGTTGTAACCAACCAGATTCTTATTAAACGACCGAAGCCGTCCTGCGCTAACTGTAGAGTTAGTGCCGCTTTCGTCTGTTACGGTATTGCCACCTACAGTACAGCTAACTTGCCCGTTTGCAGCGTTTACGGGCAAGGATACCGTGCCGTATCCAGAGGCGGTTTGCTTGGCTTCTTGATTGGGGTTGATACTTGATATTGCGTTGCAATAGTCCGATAGGGATTTGTCTACTGTGGCTATGCGGAGGTTTGTTTCGGTTAGGGATGATTTGTCGGCTTTGTCGGCAAGAGCTGTGTTGAGCTGTTCGAGCGTGACTTCGCCGGGGTCGCCTTTGTCGCCTTTTTCGCCGATAAAATCGCCATTGTCAAGTTTGGTTTGTACGGTGTCGGATATGGTCTGCGCCGCCTGTGCTGCATTGTTGGCGTTGTCTGTGGCTGTCTGTGCCGCTCCGGCTTGTGCTTTTGCATAATCGCCTTGTATGTTTGCATACAAGCCATAATCATGTGCGTAATTTGCGGCGGTTTGCGTCTCAGTAATCAACTGAGCTAGATATGGTTCTGCCGGTTCGCCGTCAACTTCTGCACACAGATTTAATCCGACTATACGGTAGATTGTCCAACTGGCTGCAGTATTGTTTTCGTTATATCCGGGAGAATATGGAGTGTTGCCGGACACGTGGATGCGGCGGAAGCTCGAGACTGTGATGTTGTTTGTGCCAACTGATAATATCGCCTCGTATATCTCGTGGTATGCAGATGTCGAGGGGGCATTCGTCAGGTTTGTCGCAGTAAAACATACCGTACCGGACGCTTCGGTTGTTTGTATTCGTCTGCCTGCGCTTGTGCCACACTCTAAATCAAATACCAAGTGAGTGTAATTTGACGTATCATCCAAAAGCGGTACATTCATTCCAGCGGTTATCTGCAGCCCGGATGAGTTGTGATATAGCGTTGTGCCGAGGTTCATTTTAGTGTTATCCAAATACGGTCCGTTGCTGTTTCGCACAGCCATCTTCTCAGGCTCGGTCATGGATGGGATTTCCTGTATTAACCCCATATTAATTCCTCCTTGCATAACAAAACCCGCCTGCCGAATAGCAAGCGGGTTGCTTATTTGGTTGTGGTTAGATGCCGGGTATGTCTATTTGGAAGGTGGTGGAAAGTTGAAACAAAAACACAAAATTGCTGATAATATGTATAAAATAAAAGTAGTTAATCCAAATATCAAGCAAAATATTCCGATTCCAATCCCGCCTGTAATTCCTATAAACGCTATAAACGCACTCGCTAAAGCGCACAACATCATAAAAATACCCGACATAATCTTTTTCCCCACGCTTACAATAGTTCCTATTAGCCCCAATACAATAAACGGAAGATAAAAAGAAAATATAAAAAGCATTGCGATTCCGTTTGTTCTTTCTGATAAATATACTGAAAACATGTACATTATGATTAGCATCGCCATAGATCCAACCGATACAAAGCTAAACGCTTTTATTGTCTTTGCCACTGAATCCACTCCTTTACTTTTGTTATATTCCAGCAATATCAATTTTAACAGTTACGGGGTCGAAGCCCTCAAATGCGTAGGTGAGGGTTACGGTTGAGAGGTCGGAGAAGTCGGTGATGTTGTAAAAGTGAATTTTACCGCTATTGCCAACGCCGCCGCCGCCAACCGATATATATTTAGCACCATTCTTATCCTGTAGAGATGTTTCTCTACTATTTGGCATTACAGCCTTCTCATCAGAGGTTTCATAGTAGAATATTATTTCGTTTTTTTGGGGATTAGTTTCAACCTTTATAAAGGTTAGCGTTCCTTCGCCACGCACTGTCTTTACATCTAGACTTATTGCTTTAGGATTTTGCATAGTTGTTGTGGTCGCTTGTGTAGTGGTTGTCGTTTCGGCTTGAATCGCGGCGATGCCTTTGCTTACTTCGGTTTGTATCGCCTTTTTGCCCTCTTCAACAACTTCATCAAGCGCATTCGCGCGCGCCTCTAAGTCTGTCATATAATCGTCTCCTGTCGCAACTGGTTGTACATTTGCGGCGGGTTGACGTGAATCTGTTTCTGTGATGGGCTTGCCAGAGCACCCAGATAACAGTACCGCCGCAAATAAACCAATTATTAATGTTTTACGCATAGCAATCGCCCCTTTCAAGACTATTATATGCGATTTTACAGATTTTAGCAAGTTAATAATATCCTGTTATGATACCATTTTTCACTTGTACAGTGCTGTTCGGTGGTATGTTAGCACTCGTCCCATACAGACCCCCATCAACCTCAAAACTTATCCCATCAGAATCAGCGTTAATCGCTGAATAATTGTCAGGATTATTTTTGTTCTGCCATCTCATCTGTGTTGACCCGGGATAGGCCTGCAAAAACGGTACGCGGTTGCCGTTTATATTTTTCATAAATCTTACATAATCATTAGCATACAGCGAGTATATACCCGGCGCCCACTCGCTGATATTGTCGTAAACTTGATAAAACACACCCGAGGTAGGGTTGACAACAAACAAGCCATATCGGTCGGTTTCTTCGGGCCCTTTACCGATAGTGCCATACGTGCCATCTGATTCGGGGTTGGTTATCTTGGCAGCCGTAAATCCGGACGCCTCTTGCCAGCTCCTACGTACCCAATGATCACCCTCCCAAGTCCAACAAGACAGTCCGTGAGTGCCTGACATGGTTGTTTTAAGCATCCCGTCATCGGTTTCGCTCACAAACCCCTCGGTGCGGTTGATGCGGTTACCGTTGTAGCGTTTTCCCTCAACTATTCGCTGGTTGATGGCTACTCTCATTTCGACTGCGTTTGTTGCGCTGTCCCGAATAAACACACCCAGCGTAATTGCATCTTTCGCCGGGTTGTCATGGCATTTTGTGTAGCACACAATTCTTCTGGATATTGTGTCCCCGATGATATCGTCCTGAACCTTCACGTTATCGCCGAGAGAAAATGTTTCCCACGGTTGAGCGCCAGGAAGTCTGCCTATGGTTGCGATTGCGATATCGTATGTAAAACCGTCTCCAACCGCCCATCTGCGGTCAATAGAAACCAGATCAACCCCGAATTTAAACGTCCGTCCTGTTTCGGTTCCTATCTTTACAGGCAAATCAATTTTAAAATTGTTGTAGCTGACCTCTACACCAATCGCCTGCAACCCGAGTGTTGCAGAACGTATTGTAACCTCCTGCTCGTTTCCGAGCGAAAACGCTTTTGTCGGAAGCGTGGCGACTGTACCAACTGAAAACTCCGCGCTTGCTTTGTTTCCTTTTGAATCTACCGCCTTGTCAAGCATATCGGCAAGTATTTGCGCCGGGGTTCCCATGAACGAATACATTGGCGGAATTATGTAGTTGTTAAGCCGATAGCTTACGTGTTCTGCTGTAACATCCGTTGCGTTTGACATACCTGTGTTCTGGTGGAAGCTCATAATATCGAACAGTTGTCCGTCAATCTCAAACATTGCGCCCGGAGCTACATACTTACGCATAGGGTTCATGTTATCCAGCTTGAAGTTAAGCAGCCACGCCCGCATAAGCTCTTTTTGTTCAAGCACATCAAACGCCCTAGAGCTTACTCCAACCTTTTGACCGTTTTTATAAAAATACAGCTTCATTTTCAACCTCCATAATTCGGCGACAATTCAACCGCGATTGTTAGGCTTTTCGGAAACGCGCCGGCAACGCCTGACACACCAAATTGAACTTGTCCGGGCGAAAGCGAAAAATAGTTCCACGGAGACACATAGCCGAATAAGCTTTCTCCGTCAGACATCCTGGTAACTGTTTCGTTTTCGCAGTCTATTTTTATGCCGTCATACGCCAGTAGTGCGTTGTATTGCCACTGTTGCGCTCCATATACAAGATTAAACCCGCTCGGGATATATCCGACTACCCGAATGACTGGTTTTACCGTACCGGTTCCTGTAAGCGTGAACCGCATTTCCCCATTGGTTTCGAATGTCTGTACATATGTGTTTCCGTCCATTGCCGCCGTATCCCATAACAGCCTGTCCTGCACGTCTTGCGGAGATACGGGGGAATTGTCCAGCGCGAATGGATAAGGGGGATTGAACGTGAACGTAACCGATACAGAGCCGACGCACGGATCAACTATCATTGGTACTGCGCTTGTAACTTTGGCGTAGTATTTCCGATTGGGATAATTCAGATTGATCAACTCGTGATATTTACCGTCGTTATGAAGCCAACCGGATACAATCTCACCTTTTTTCATTGCTTCTGCTGGGGTTCTACAAAGCCATGAGAATATAAGTGTTGCATCACCGTCGAGATATGTGTCAATGCCAAAATCAACGCTCCCTGGGCGCTTTGGAACATTTACAATGCTCCTTGTCGATGATGGAATGATAGGCCAATTAACAGTTCGCATTGTAAGCCCCAGGTCCCGGCTAGATACGCCCTTAAAAACTACTCCGGATCTCATATTTCCACCCCTGCCGATCGATTTCGTATGTTTTCTTGCCGCGCTAATTCGGCGGATGTCAATCTTGCCTCGCCGACAAATTCACCGTTCACCGAAACGGGTATAATTAAATCCCCGCCTGTTCTTTGAGATTTTTCAGCAGATGGGAATATCGCTTGCGCCAAGCCTTTTACAGCGGACGCCGCATGTGACACTGCTTGCCTTGAATTGGATACAAAGTTTGCAAAATCAGACGCCTCCGACATTCTTTGCGCTTCCGAGAGAACGCCTTCCGCCATATCGGCAGCAGACTTTTTCACCTTTCCGCTAGTGCTTTTAATCGTGTCCGCCGTAGTCTTGGTTATGTTTTCGGCAATTAAGCGCATTTCCCGTGATGGTGATTTGATGCCCAAGACTTCACGAGCTTTGTTGAGAAATCCTCCAAATAAATCTTGCGCTGTTTCAACCATTGATTGAGACCGACTTTTTAAACCGTCAACCATTGACTGCATTGCGTTAATTGCAATTTCCTTGGTTTTTTTGGGCAGGTTGTCATAAGCGGCGATGATTCCATCCGAAGCTTTTTTTGCTTCTTTAGATTGTTTCCCGCCATAAAACTCAATTGTGCCAGCCATACCCGCCATAGAACCTGCGACTTCTGCGGTACGGTCATCCCATAACTCTTTTAGCTCGTCGTTGAGCTTGCCTTTGTTCTTCACATGCTTGGTATCTAATTCTTGAAGTTCAAGATACTTTACTGTATCAGATTTCGTTCTGTCATTTAAAATCTTTTCTCTGTCCGCCTGATATGACCAATCTAATTCATTAAGCTCATCGTATATTTCTTTTGCTCGTTTTAAATTATCGACTTCGACTTTGTTCTGCTGCATATAACGATCTTGCACAGCCTCAACTACATCAGCGGTTTTCTTGTTTTCGGCAGCCATGACATTGTTGTAGTCCTGATCTGCTTTTGCCATCATTTCAGAGGCGCGAGCATCTTCGATTCTGGCCTGTTCGGTTTTGCCCTGTCCGCGGAGCTTGTTGGCGTTCTGGCGTATCTGGTCGGCGACTTGATACTCTTTTATACGCTGCGCTTCGGCTATATTGATAATCTCGTCTCGATTTTCTTCGGCGGCTTTAATAAGCTCCTGCGCCCGCTGCTCTGTCATGCTTTGCTCATTTTTTGCCATAGCTTGGACAACGCGGTTTTTCTGCTGGTATGCCTCGATTTGACCGTCCGCAAATGCTCCGAGCTGGTCTATGAGCTTCTGCAACCGTTCGTACTCTTTTTCAGTCATTGATCTGCGCTGTTTGACCGCAAGAGAGGTTATTTCAGTTATCCCGCCCTGCGCTTCATCGACTTTCTTTTTCAGCTTTTCTTGATTTTCGGTTGTCCAAACCGAAGAATCATCAAACCCATCAAGAGCTGACTTTGCGGAAGATATGCCGTCAACGAATTCGGCCGCTCCTTCGGCACTGCTTACAACTGTGTCATTAAATTTGCGGGTATCTTCATCAGCTTTGTAAGCGGCAACGGCAAGCAACCCCAAAGCTGTTGTTGCGGCCACAACGGCGGCTGTCGTCGGATTAATGAGTGATGTCAGACCGCCAGCTCCACCGATTGCGCCGGACAGTCCCTCTGTAGCCGCTGTTGATGCTACTTCGGCAGCTTTTTTCTCTGCAAGTTTCTGCACAAACTTACCGATTGCTTCCGACGCTTTTCCGATCCCGGAAGTTAAATTCCCTGTAACTTTTAATACCGGTCCGATGCCGGCAACAACGCCGAGCAAAGCGATAACTGTTCTCTGCGTGGCAGGATCCATACTCCCGAACGCTTGAGCTGCGTCGGCTAAACCGCCAGCAAGGTCAGCGACGACCGGCAGAAGATTCTTACCGATGGTAATTGCTGCATCATCGATTTCGTTTTTTGCAATCTTCATTTTTGATTCGGTTGTGCCATATCTTTGCTCGGCTTCTTTTGTTAGCGCGTTGTTTTCGTCCCATGCTTTTGAAGCGCGTCCGATCGATTCAGAAAGCACGTCGCCGGCACCGGCAGAACGTAACAGCGCATCGCGCATACGAACTTCTTTTATTCCCATGTCGTCCAGTGTGCCGATAGCATCTCCGCCAGACTCTTTGAGTCTTCCCAGACCGGATACAAACTCTGTCAACGCTCCCGCGGCGTTCTCTTTATACGCATCTGCAAATTCTTCTGACGACATTCCGGCGACTTTCGCAAAATTATCAAGGTCTTTTCCGCCTTTAGACGCGGCGAGTTGCATATTTACCATGACCTTTGAGAATGCCGAACCGCCAGCTTCAGATTCAATACCAACCGAAGAAAGCGCCGCTGATATTGCCATGATTTGAGACTCAGACATGCCGACCTGTTTTCCGGCACCAGCAAGCCGCATGCCCATATTTACAATGTCTTTTTCGGTGGTTGCGCTGTTATTACCGAGATCAACGATAACGGCACCAAGTCTATCAAAGTCCTTTTGAGACATCTGCGTTATATTTGCAAATTGAGCCAATGAGGATGCCGCTTCATCAGCTGTGAGATTAGTAGAGTTACCCAGGTCAATCATTGCCTTAGAAAATCCAAGTATGTTGTTTGTTTGTATCCCCAGCTGCCCGGCTGATTCTGCAACTCCTGCTATTTCATTTGCGGACGAAGGCAATTCTTTCGACATGTCTCGGATGCCTGTTTCCAATTCGTTGAGCTGTTCCTCGGTTGCGTCGACCGTTTTCCTCACGCCGGCAAATGCGGATTCAAAATCGGTCGCGGCTTTTGTAGCGTATCCTGCAGCGGCTACAATCGGGGCTGTTAACCCGACGGTCAAAGCACTGCCGGCTTTGTCCATTTTGCCGCCGATATCCTGCATTTTCTTTCCGGCTTTTTCAGCTGCGTCGCCTGCTTTTTTAAGGTTGCTTTCATTTAACGCGATCTGTTTGTTAGTCTCAACAAGTTGACCTTGGAGTCTGTTCAGTGCCGTCTCGGCTAGCGCGACCTGGATTTTATATTCTTGCGTTTGATTTGAGTTTTCACCATATATTTTTGTGGACTGCTCGACCGCGTTTTTGGCTTCATCAACCTTCCGTTTTTGAAGCTCAATTTGTTTTGTCAGGCTTTCTGCTTTTACCGCAAGGGTTTTTTGCTCTTCTCCGGTCAATTCAAATTGAGTTGTAAGCGCTTTAGTTTCCGCTCTTAAAAGCGACTGCTCTTTATTGATTGATTTTATAGCGTCTTTATACTTAGCTTCGCCATCCAGAGCAAATATTGTCTTAATTTCGCGCTTAGCCATGCAGTCACCTCATTCCATGTTTTTTTAACCAATTATCAAAAATATCGCGGAGCCTAGTTTCGACTATCGGCCCTGCGATATCGTCTGCATCGTCCACAAAGTGGGTACCCGGTTTATTTGATGTACCGTGATGTAATATTGCGGCTTTTTGGGCGTTTTTCGTGCCTTTTTTATCTTTGCCTTGCGGGAATATATCAACACTTTTTATATCTCCGATTTGTTTTACTTTTCGGGAATAATCCACGCTGTCCAGCATTGCACCTGTATCAATGTGTTTGTGCATTCTAATTGATGTTTTCCACGCCTTTTTGACTTCCTCTGCACCTGCAAACAACATTTCGTCCGCGAGCTCTCCTGTGGATTCGCCCATAGCCGCCATATCATCAATGATATCGTCCAGCCCCTCTGTGTGGAATCTCGCCATTAAATATCATCTCCGTCATAAACATTGACGCCTTTATCGTCCCAATAACGCCAATAAAGCGCAATTAACCCCCTGTATGTCGTTTCTTTGATTTCTTCGAGCGACAGCCCGATTTTACTTTTTGCAAACCAGAGCCAATAGCCGAAGTCGTCACAAGTTTCTTTTTTTTTACCTCTTTTTGAGTGTCCGGCCAGTCAGTATCAAGGTCGGCGCCTGTGTCTTTTATGACTGGTTCCGGTTCGTTTGCTTTTGCGCCTTCATATACAGCGGTAATGTATTCGGATAGGTTTTCAGACTTGTAAATTCGATTAAATACCGGTAGCGTTATTTTTTCTGACGCCGCGCATAGCGCCCCATAAAGTGCAGCAATGATATACTCCACAGCACCGGAAGCAAGCCCCTCTATCAGATTGTTTCTTGTAATTTTCTTTCCGTGAACGATGTTAAAATATGAAATCGCCTGTAATGTCGCGTTGTTATTCCACTTTAATTTTCTGACGCGGTCAAATGTGGCGTAATTTTCGAATGGATAAAATTCAGTAATATCATTTTTCATAATGATTTAGGGGCGGTTTCACCCGCCCCATAACCTCCTTACGATAATGTGTAAGCCGCCTCGAAAATATCAGAGGCATTCATTCCTGATTTGAAAGCAATTGCTTTGATTGTTGTTGCAGAGTTGATTGTGATGGGACCGTCATAGATAGTGCTTCCTGCGTTCGGGGCGCCTCCGTCAAGCGTATAACGGATTGACGCGCCCTCAGTTCCGCATGTCAAAGACACATTAGTTCCGGCTGCAACGGCTCCTGCTACGGGATCTGCGACAGGCTTAGCGACTGTTTCTTCAAAAGTTGTGCCACTTTCTTGCGGGATATCAAACCATGCGGCCAACTTTGCGGCGGATGCGCCGGGCGTATCTTCGCGGAGAGTATATTTAATCGACCCGTCATTGCGGCGCAAGAAACGTCCGGTAATGTTGTGTGTCTGGAATGTTACTCCGCCCTGTACCTTTGTATTCGCCGTTTCGGCAAACTCTTTGAATTTACCTCTGTAAAGCACAACCTTTTTGTACTTGGGCGTGGCAGAAGTATTATTTGAGATAAGTTCCTCCCAAGCGAGTGCTCCTTCTTGTGCAACATCTGTATCGGCGGTTAAAGAGCCTCCTGAATCGTCGAGCGCATGTCCAAGTAACGCGGAACGGATTGCATCAGTCAACTGTGAAGCGTTAATCGAAACGTCATAACCGACCACATAGGACAGGTCGTCTTCTATGCCGTCGTCTGATTCGAGCATGCCCTCCATTAGGATAGGCGTCGCGGTTATGGTTATAAGACGCGAAAGTTTCACAGGCGCGCCATATGTTGCGGCTCCGGTCTCGGGGTCGCTTACAAGCGGAAACCATGTCAGTTTACGCGCGCCGATTGGTTTGCCAATATAAGTCATAAAATATTCCTCCTTAATTTATTTGAATGTAACATGTAAATGTGTGGTGAATGTATTTGGTGTCGTTTTCGGTGTCTTGCTCATACTCGAATGAAATAAACGCATTTTCAAGCGCGTTCCATATTGCCTGAACAACGGGGTCATTGTCGAGCTTTGTATATCGGTCAACGTACACCCGCTGAACATTTTCGTCGCCAGTGTCATCAGACATTACTCTGTCAATGCCCCCGGGCGTCCATACGGTGTAATTGCCTGTTCCTGCTCCAAATCGTTTCGTGATGTTTCCATCCGCCTCAAGCAAAATGTCGCGGAAATCATTCAATTGCATAATCGGTCACCCGCCTTTCGAGTGATAAATCCATAGCGGGCGGTTCAATGTCATACGGGCGTTGAATCATTTTAATATCGTATTGCTTGCCGTCGTTCGGGACTGCAACGCATTCGGTTGTAACGTCAGGCCGCAAAGGACAGCGCAACAGCCTATCTACACGAAAATTAGACTGCTGCGCCATGTTATACCTTGTTATTCCGACCATTCGCTCGTCGTATCTCAACGACACCAACAACGTTAAACCGTCAACCGGCATTTCGCCCGGTTCGGCGGTGTTCGCGATGGAATAGATCGTCACCACTCCGTCATTAAAGCTCTGACATTTCTTCTGCATACCGTTTCACCTCATATTCGTTCTGCAGTGATATGAGCTCGTGCAGGTAGTTAGTTTGAAACTCATTTAGTGCGTTTGACCGGGCGTAACGGCAATAGTCCATAAGGAGCTCGCGTGGCTTGTCCTCGATTGAATAGTCAAGTTCTTCCCCCGCGGCTTTATTTAAATACTTCATCCCGCGCTCAATTATCCCGGACAGCTTTGTGTCACTATCCTTGTCATCCCATGTTATATCGAGATAATTCCGAACAGCTTCGAACAATCCGTCAGGTAACGCCACTCAAATCACCCCTTTTTTGCGGGTGTCTTTTTTGGCTCAGTGGCCTCTTCGGCGACCACTTCAGCCAGCACTCCAAATTTTGTGGAGTTGATTTCCTTGTACCTCTCTTTTGACAAGATAAAAGTGTCGCCCGGTTTTCGAGCGACACTATCTTTCTTATCGATGAAAGGTTTTAATACCCTTGCTTTCATTATGCTTTAGGCGTGTAGGTGATTACCAGCACGTACGCTTCTTGCTCGGTGTCACCAACAGTGGATGTAATTGTGATCACATTTGCACCAGCGACAAGGGTTAGAGCATATGCGTCGTTCGCCTCGCTTACGGTGGTTGTTCCGTTCTTAACCACAATAGTGGCGTTGGGATCGTTAGCGGTCACGGTCAGGGATGCAACATTGTTGTCGCCCGCAGATTCTGCGTCTGCGATTGCACAAGAGTAAGCGTGGACATTCTCGTTGAACACCCCAAAATTCACATCAGCGGCCAGCTCGTCGGTTAGCGTAATTTCAGCCAGCCGTGCGTCAACATAGTCTGCAACGCGCACAATCGGCGCAACAGGACGAATGGCGGTGATATCAACCACCTTAAACGACGTGCTATCAAGCGGCTTGCCGTCGCCGTACAGTTTGGTCAAATAATAGCGGTCATCCTCAAGGAATTTGTAGTGGTCGGAATATTCAATCTTGCCGCCCTTGCCGGTACCGAGGCCGAAAAAGTATCTTTTGCCCAATCCGACAACAGCTTTGTTTGCCGGAACATACACGGACTGAATAACCTTGGTCGGGAATGGGAATCGGCTTGCCCACGTTCCGTCAGGCAAGCGATACATTACGGCAGGCATAATTTTGGTGTAATAGTCAACGGGGTTGCAAATAAACAGCACCTCGCTGACGTTACGATATAGACCGTTGGGACCAACCGCCAGGGAAGCGAGCAATCCGCCGTAGGTTTCGGGCGTTATTTCATTCATTGGCACCGCAATTAGGTCAGGATAACCGTTTTGTGCGTGGAACACGCCGTTCGGGTCTTTGGTCATACCGACGGGCTCATCAACGCCGGTACCGACGATGATAGCCTTTTCCAGCCCGTTGGAAATGGACTCTAGCAGAATCGTCCGCACATAGCGGTCAATCCACGCGGGGCCAATTTCTAGCATTGCCTTGCAAATCGGAATAAATGCAGACAGCTTGTTTTGCTCAAGGTTGATAACGTCAGTTCCGGCAGTCAGTTCCTTGACGATAGTATCGCACAGTTTACCCCATGTTGCCAGATGCCGTCCATCCTGAGTGGAAATAAGTATCTCCGTCAGAATACCGGTGTTTTGGAAGTTGATTGCCGACAGCAGCGGATGTGCTTCTTGGATATCCTCAAAAACAGCATCGATTACGGTTGTCGGAAGTGCCTCGTCGACGAGCGTGAGCGCCTGCTGTGGGTTGCTGGATTTCATTGCTTCGATAACCTTCTCATAATACTTGTTTTCCTGAGAAGTCAAAGCGCGAACGCCTCGCCCAGCAAGGATTGTGTTGTCTGCGGATTGGATAAGTCCTTTTGCTTCGGACATTACCGCCTCTTGGAGCATGTTGGTAAATTCGGCAAATGCATCGCCAAACGCCTCTTCGTTGCCGTCCTTTACAGCTTGGTTGATTTTTTGCAAAAGTTCCTGCTTTTGCTTTTTCATTGCATCGAGATTAGTCATTGTTTTCATCCTTTCCGCCCAACAGGGCATTGAAAAATTTTAATGTTTTATTTTCTTTCGGCTCCGGGGTTGATTCCGGTTCCGGTTCGGGCTGTGGTTCTTGCTCGGGTTCGCTTGCTTGGCTGACTAACTGGAACAATTTTGTCCTGACAGACGCGGCCGCTTTGCCCTCCGAAGCAGACGAAACGTTAATAATCGAAGTTGCAAAGCCCATTTCTAACGCGTCGGCCGGCAATATCCACGTTTCATTATCGAGAAGTTCTTTCAAACCGTCCTCATCAATCGAAATGTGCTCCATATAAGCATTAATCGATGCTTGCGTGATTGTGTCAAGGTCGTCTGCATCTTTTCGGAGCTGGGCGGAGTTCCCCGCGGTAAAAATCCAAGCGTTATGCACCATGAGCAGAGACGCGTTGTTCATAACTCGTTCATCGCCAGCCATAAACACGACGCTTGCGGCGGAACACGCGAACCCGTCGCAGATGGTTACAACTTTCGCGGGATGGTTTTTCAAAGAGTTGTAAATCGCCAAACCTTCCGCAACCTCACCGCCGTAAGAATTGATATGGACATTGATTTGAGAAGTATCTTTCAACCCGGAAATTTCCTTTGAAAGCGTATAGCTGGACACGTCACTTTCCAGCCGTTCCCACGATGTAATGTCGCCGAATATATAAATATCCGCGACACTGTCGTTTGTTGCTAAAGCGTAATACTTATTCATTACTCTCACCTCCTCCCAGTGTTTTCAATAGGTTTTCAAACGGTGAATAATTTTTGGTTAGCACATGTTCCCACGCCCAATCTTCATCAATAATTGGCAACCCAAGCATTTTCAAAATATCGTTGACACAGAACACGCCGGAAGAAATTAGTTTATCTATCGATGTTGACGCATAAAATATATCAATATGCTTAATCTGCTTAGTATCAATCTGAACATAGTCGCCACGAAGAAACTGCTCTTTTGTATATGTCTTGCGATTTATTTCCTCCTGCAACATGTCGGCCAGCGGATCAATGCAGAATGTCAGGAATTGATCCAGCGCGTCCTTGACGCCTTGAACATCTCCACTCATTAATGCCGGAGGGATGCCGAATGCTCGCGCAGTAAATGCAAACACATCATCAATCATGGCTCGAATGTCTCTCGTGCCCTCATTGGAGTATGTTTTCGAGTTGCTGAACTCTGTAAGATCCTGCCCTTCGCCGATCGGAACGATTGCATTATCTGATTCGAGGAATTTCTTGAATTTTTCGTTGATCAGGTCATCAAACAATTTTCTTTGTTCTGTTCCGGCTGTCGGGATTGTTTTATACTCAAATTTCGCCTTTGTGCCGCGTGACCTTTGGTATGATTTCATGGTATAATCAATCAGCTTTGCGTAGCTTTCGTACAGCCCGGAAATCAACTCGCGGGTATTTTTTTCTGATAGCTGTAAATACATCACTTCGTTTTGATAAAACTTTTTCGAAAATGTAAAATCTCCAACAGTCACTTGCGTAAATTCGTTGTCGTATAATGCGTATTCCTTGCGCGTAAAGTCATCCGCGACAAGCAAATCCTCACCATGCTCAACAATAAGCACCTCGTTATTTCGGTACAATTTAGCAATCAACTTATGCATAAATGCGCTTGAGTTTTGGTTGCGGTTCGGCTCAACATTCCACCGGTAATAGTTGTCTTTCCTTACCTCTTTAAAGTTTTCGTAAGTTTTAAATTCGCACTTGCTTATTGCGTTGGCTATGAGGTTTGTAGCCGCCCAGAACGCCATTTCTCGGACATATATATCGCCGACCGCTGACATATATTCGTCAATATCAAAATCTATCGAATTGACAGGCACCGGAGTGCCAAGCTTACTGGCGAGCCAACTTATCAATCCCACGCGCTATCATCCCCTTTAACAAATAATCACCGGCAAATCGTCAAATGTACTTTCGCTTGTATCTAACAAATCTTCTCCGACCATAGAATGAACCAGCGCCATCCACGGGTCTGTTTTTCGGCTTTTCGATTCGATTTTTGCGTAATAGAAATTCCCTGTGTCTGTGCCTTCTTTCGCTCCGCGCCTTTCAAGTTTTGTATTCCATGCTGCCCAGCGCAAAACTGGATTTTCGCCCCATACAAATAAGTGGTTGGTAAAAACGCTGCTTATTACCGGAATGGTTTTCATGATATCGTTCGGTCTGACGCATTTTAAATTTTTCTGAATGTCATCGTCAAAACCTGCTGCCCGAAGCGATTTTTTCAGTAATGCGTATTTGTTGTTGTCGAGAAACAACTTTTTGATAACATAGCTTTTTGCCTTTTCCGCGATCCATTCTGTAATAAGATCAGGACTGATTTCTTTTTCATCGACAACAGTTAATAGCCCCTCGTCTGCCCATTGCCTCCAGGGACATTTAAGCCGCTTCAAATCGTTTGAGTGTGCACATATCCACGCATGATTAATGTCATAGCGCATTTCGCCAATCACAAAGTGTAAATTCGCCGCCGCCCAGTCGTTTAATGTTGCATAGTCAATGCCGGCGGTGCATGATTCCCCTTCAAGGCTCGGGATCGGCTCGCTTGTTGCTTCAATGTTTTCCCATTCGGTTATCTGCACCTCCCGGTCAGAGCGCGGAAGGTTCATGCGCTTTGTATAAAAATCAAGTTCAGTTTGTTTGTCATACTCTTTCTTAACGAAATCTTTGTCCATCTGCTTTTTGAGCTCAGGAAAATACGGTAATGAAGGGTTCGCTTTCTCCCATAAATCAGGATTATCACATTCTTCATCCGTGTCCATTTTATAAATCAACGGGCACAGTCCAATATTTGTGATTCTTCCCGACAGCACATCTTCGGCTAGTCTCAAATCTTCATCCAGAACGCCGTCACGAACATACCCGTTTGTGGTAATCGAGAATATACGGCTATGTTTTCTTTTACCGAAGCCAGACGAAAATACTCCGATATTTTTAGAGTTTTCGTATTCGTGTCTCTCGTCAAAAATCAAACACGCCGACCGCTTGCCGTCTTTGGTGCGAGCGTTGGACGTGTTAAATTTAATATAAGATTGTGTTTTGAGATTGCGAATTTCAACTTTAGATTTGTAAAAAAACTTCTTAGACTTGTCCCATGTGCGGTCAAGCATGCCGTATATATCATCAAATGAGGTTTTAGCCTGATCTTCACTATTGGCAATGATGTCTACGTTATATTCTTTTACGCCGTGATAATGGGTTGTAAGATACCACGCGAGACCAGAAATAAAGCCGTTTTTGCCGTTGCCGCGCCCCATCATGATATAGAACTCGTCGAATACAATTGAATCTGCTGATTTGTAGTAGCAATGAACCAACGCCAATACAAAAAGCTCCCAAGGTAGGAGCTTCATTTCAAAATACCGTTCTATCAATTCGATAGCTTTTTCGATTTTCGGCACATCAATAAAAACGTCTGCAGGTGATAACTTTTTTTCGATATAATAGGCGGCTTGAATAAGTTCTTTCGATGCTTTGACCGTTCCATTCCTGATATTTGCAATGTAGTCATCGATGTATTTACATTTCGTCATCAACCTCACCATCCGTCTGTGTCGGCTTGATTCCGATTTCAGACAGTAGTTTCAACATTTGAGCGTTTACTTTTATAAGCTGATCAATGGAATCATTTTTCTTTCGCCCTTTTTGACCGCCTCCATTGTTGTATGTAACTACTGCGCCGCGTTTTTGGATATCACTTATAAGCAGATTTTTTGTTACCCACAAATCCATGTAGTCATCTATAAGGTCGGTATAATACTTTCCGACAGTACAGTTGCGGTCAAGCTGGTCAATTAAATCCTGTTTGATTTCGGTGAACAAGTCCGACTCTATAATTTTCTTTACAGCTGCAATAGCCATATATACCACCCCATCATGTGAGATTGCGGAAAATATCATTTGTACATAACCCCC